AGACGGTTCTTGTGAGTTCACAAGGGCAATGGGCATGGCTGTCAAATTTGACAATCGAGGTTTCGGTGAAAGAAGTTGGAGATATGCTATGATAGTAAATGATGGTATCATTGAACATATCTTCGAAGAGCCAGGACGCTGTGAGAATAGTGATCCTGATCCATACGGAGAGACTTCTCCAGAAAACATTATGGCTTGGTTAGCCGGAGCAAATTAATATGAAATTTAAAGCGTTACTAGTAACATGTTCACTTTTGATTGGATCACAAGTTCAAGCAGAAGATAGGTTTGAGAGCATCAGAAAAGTTTGGCCAGCCTGTGCGTCTTGTCACGGTGCTTATGGAGAAGGTGTAGGAACCTTTCCCGCTTTAATTGGTAAAGATGCAGATTACATCATCTCTTCTTTACTGCAATACAAGAATAATGAAAAGCGTGGATCTATGTCTAGTGTGATGTATCCTCAAGCCGCAATGTTGACAGATGGTCAGATTGGTGTGATCGGCGTTTATATTCAAGAAGGATTACCAAAGGAGTAAATATGAGTTATAATAAAAATGATGTGATCACTGTTATCACAGTTGCAGGTGAATATGTAGGCAAGTTTGTCTCTGAAGACGCAAGCCGACTGACGATTGCTGATCCTAAGATGCTTGTTAATGGTGAACAAGGAATGGGCTTTGGCTCAGGAGTTTGTGTTACAGGTGAAGCTGATCCTGCTGATATGACATTTTATATTGGTGGCTTAGTCTTTGTCGCTAAAACATCTGAAGCTGTTGTTAAGGCTTATCGTGAGGCGACAAGTGGATTGATCACATGATCAATCGTTGGGTAGCAAAAGTAGTACCTGACCCAGATGATCCTAACGAACTGTGTTTGGACTTTCCAGATGAGTTGTTAGAAGAAATGGGTTGGTCTGTAGGAGATCAATTAGAATTTATTGAAGATGATGGACAATGGACCATCAAGAAAGTGGAGGCTCCCAGTGAGTGAAGAAGAAGTAGGATTCAGAGTTCATCGTGCCCATAAGATGATGGACTGGATTGAGAATGAGGTAACTGAATGGGCTCAGGGTATCGTCTTTGAACACTACGGTGTTGAAGAAGTAACTGAACTGTCCCGTGATCAGATAGAAGAAGTTGCCGCTGAAGCAGACAGACTAGATGAGGACTACGGAGATTTCATATCTTTAGGATTCTTCAACGTTGTTCGCTGGTGGGAATCTGAAAGTGAGGACTACGTTCTGTGACTTTGCCATACGAGAGGAAAAATGCAGTAAAGAGAACAGAGAAATTTCTCACAGACTTGCTTGACCCTAAAGTCACTCCTCGAGTACCTAAAGAAATTCGTAAGCAGGCTTCGTCATGCTTACGACACTACCCACGTGAATATGATATGGAAATGGCGTCAGAAGAGGCGCCATCAATTTTTGGAGACTATGATGCCTATTACAGACAGTAAAATTATAAGTATAATAAGAGGGTACGAACATTGGACTACCACACAGCCTTGGAAAGACATTGCTGATAGATTTGAAGAATTGATTGAAAAGGAAAAATCTGATGAGAGTTCGAATAGGTCCGTATCGGAAGAACCGAGCTGAAAAAATTGAAATAGAGCGATTCGATACGTGGAGCATGGACTCCACTCTCGCTCTCATTATACATCCAATGTTAGTGCAACTCAAAGACACTACACATGGCGCACCCTGCGTTGATGATCTTGATGTACCAGAAGAACTACGTTCTACTAATGCCCCACCAAAAGAAAACGATTATGACACTGATGCGTACTGGTTCGATAGATGGGACTGGGTATTAGATGAAATGATCTGGTCGTTTAACGAGAAGAATAAAGATAATTGGCAAGACCAATACTATGGTCCATATATCGAGAAGGAAGATGATTTAGGCGAATTTGAGTGGATTGATGACGTTGGTCGTAGGGCACATCAAGAACGAATGTCTAATGGATTTCGTCTGTTCGGTAAGTATTACGAAAATCTTTGGGACTAAACCAAGAAAGGAACACAATGTTTTTACTAAATATAACTGGAGATAAGATGATTAAGTGTCTTATTGCCACATTAGCCGTGCTGTGGACATTTCCAGCAAACGCTAATCAACCTGTAATTTGGAATTCATATGAAGTGAATGAGTCTCAGCCTGAGTTCATGCCTTTTGATTTCACTGCACAGTGTTTACCGTTAGAAGATATGGTGAAATATTTGAGTAATGTACACGGACAAATTCCTGCTTTCAATAGCTTACAAAGTTTTACTGTAATAAACGATAAACCAATGCAAGGACCTATGGTTCTCGCAATTAATCCAATAACGGGTGACTGGTCTTATATTTTTATAGGACAAGGACAAATAGCCTGCATGTTAGCAACAGGTCGAAATATGCAACTAAATGGAGAAATGTTTCAAAGAAGATGAAAGAGTTAATTGACAGCCTTAAGAAGGGCGTAGTAACGATTGATTTCACAAAAATTGATACTGGAGAGCGGCGTGTAATGCCTTGTACGCTAAATAACAGTAACATTACGATTAGAAACATAGCATCAGATAGCGACTCAATTGTTGTTTGGGCTATGGATAAAGAAGATTTTAGGGACGTGATTGTGTCAACTATTAATGAATGGTATATAGGATATCCCAAAGTATGATTGGATTATTAGGACTTCTTGCAGTTTTCTTATGCCCGATGATATTTGGTGGCATTACTTTTTATTATTCGCACAAGACTACACATCCTGTGACGATAGAGACTTGGGAGAAAGTGAAACGTTATGAGTAAGTGGCATGGAGGTAAGGGGTCTAAACAAAGACCTACTGACCAGGTGAAATACAACGACAACTGGGACAGAATATTTAACGGGAAGAAAGACGAACATGGAAGTTCAACCAGTAGACTCAGCACTGACGGGCGAACTGATATCAAAGCAGGAGCAACTGTCAAGAGCAGAGCATGAGATAAAGAAGACCGTCAAGCGATCCCAGCAGTTGGTTGACGGCAGTCTAAAAATAACTACGACAGATTATTTTATGACAGTTTATAACGCCGCTGGGAAACAGAGTATCGTGTACTCTACAGGACAGTATGTAGATATCATGATATGACGAGGAGATAAAAATGGGAATGAAATTAGCGGGAGTTATGGCATTGATAAGCTTTGTTATGGCCGGTGCGTTTTATTGGTACTACAATGATACCCAAGAACGTATGGCAATACTGAATGAGAATAACGCAAAATTAGAAGTTGCAGTGCAGACTAGTGAAGCGGCTGTAGAGTCTTTACAGGTGGATTTTCAAAGAGCCAATGAAGAACTCAATAAAGTAAATAGTGAATTTGCTAGTATACGTAGACAGAATCAAGTACTCAGTGACAAACTGGGAAGACATGATTTAGGTAACTTAGCAGAAAATAAACCAGGTCTAGTAGAAAGAGTTATCAATGGAGCATCTGATAAAGCAGGCAGATGTTTTGAACTACTATCTGGTGCTGAACTAACAGATAAAGAAATGGAGGCAGAAAATGGCAAGCAATTCAACAGCGAATGTCCTTGGCTTTTTGATCGTTACAACACTACTGATTAGTGGTTGTACAAGTATGCCTCAAAAAATTGAGGTATCAGCAAAACCGGTAGATAAGCCACAGCTTGTACTGCCGAGCGCAGATGAACTTAATCTAAGAGAAGTTAATTGGACTATAATCACAGAAGATAACTGGGAAGAAAAACTTGCTGAGTTAAAATCTAGTGGTAGATCAGTTGCGTTCTTTGCTATTACCGACAAGGGATATGAGAATTTAGGACTAAACTTTTCTGACTTACGTGCATATGTACAGCAACAAGATGCTATCATTGCCGCATATCAGGAATACTATGAAGCGTCTTCAGATGCTTTAGATGAGGCAAATAATCAAATTGAAAGTGCTAAAGATCAGGTAGAAGAACAACAGCCTGAAGACAACAGAACTCTTTGGGAGAAACTAAGAGGCAATTAAATTGAAAGAAGCTGATAGGGTAGAAGTTGATTATGTTGTTACCTATGAGCAAAGAAGTTTTTCAAAAGACATGCTACTAGTGTGTTCTATTGGACTAAACATTGGATTTTTATACGGGATAGTATTTTTACTGTGAGGCAAACTTATGTCAAGATGGTGGAAAATTTGGAAATACGCATTAGGTTCATTTAACGATGAGGACACCAAGCCCGTGGAAGATCAAATCACAATCATTCGAACATTAATACTGCTACTCAATGCAGTAACCTGTTGCTTCATCATAGCATCTAATGTAAAAAATTTATTTTAGTGCTTGACATACTCCTATGCTTAGTGTATGATTATACACAATTAGGAAAGGAAGCGTATGCGTGAAGGTTATTATGACTACATACTTAGACGGTACCGTGAAGAGGAGAATAAGATGAGTTTGAAAAAAGACTATGTTATTGTGGAAACTATATCAAGTTTCAGAATGCGATACGTGATGTCGATGGAAGAACTTCAGAAGTCAAATCCCGACATGCCTGTTCAAGAAGAGTGGGCATTAGACGCAGTGACTTGTGAAGAGGTAGAAGACTTTTCTCAGAAGTGGATTGGCGAACATATCATAGATCACCGTGTGATCAGTGAAGATGAAGTAATCGAAGCTTTTGATAGAGATAACGACTATCTTAAAGAATGGCCACGTGAACAAAAACTTGAACACATTCGATGCTCCCTTAACCATAATAAAAATAATGGAGACATCTATGATTAAAATATACGGCTCATCAAATTGTATTTGGTGTTTAAAAGCAAAGCAACTATGTGAGAGCATGAACCTAGAACACGACTATATCTTAGTCGATGACATTGGGTTCGATGAGTTCTCAAAGAAATTCCCTAATGTGAGAACTGTCCCGCAGATAATGTGGGGAGAAGAACACGTTGGTGGATACCAGGAGTTCGCTGTGAAAGTGAATGATTTTATAACTAAAGAAAGTGAGGAAAATGATAATGACTAGAAACGATATCTTGGAAAGCCTGAAAGCGGGTAAAGTTGATCTTGAGTTCATCAAGGCTGACGGTACTCTACGTAAAATGGTTGCTACATTAAGTGACGATTTTATTGTGTATGAAAATGCACCTACAAACTCAAAGAAGCAAAGCGATTTCGCCCTGCCTGTTTGGGACACTGAAGCCAATGGATGGCGCTCATTTAGATGGGACAGCCTTAAGTTGGTGAACGGAGTAGATATTCCTGCGGGAAGTTTACTCAATGCCGCCTAATCTGTTAAACGAAAATTGTTCGGGTTCGATCATCAATCTTATTCAGAGAGATGTCAACCCGACTGTTCTTCCGCAGATTAATTTCAACTCAGTTGAAGAAGAGTATATTAACATTCTAATACCTCATCTTTCACCTGATCAAGTTGATGCTAGTGACTTAGAAGGATATGATGCTATTGTATTCTTCAGTCACTGGCAACAACAGATGTACAACCTATTTCTTGATGTTCCCTATTCTAGCGGAATCGTAATGAAAAATGCCATTGATCTTATGCCTCTGGTTGAGAAACCCAGAAAAGGAGTAGGACTACTTTATGTTGGTGATATGGATAAAGGACTCGATATAGTCCTATCGGCATTCAAGAAACTGACTAAAAGAAAGTATACCGATGCACGATTAGTTGTCTGTGCCAGACCTATAGCTGGTAGAGACGGCGATACCATGATAAAGGAACTTACGTCTAACCCTAAAATCAAATGGTATAAAAGCGTAGATGAAGAACTCTTAAACGGACTTTATAATCAAAGCCATATATTTGTATATCCCACCAATTATCCAGAGGTATCTTATACACCTCTAATCAAAGCGATGTCATCTGGCTGTATGTGCATACATTCGTCTTATGGATCTTTACCTGAGACGGCACTTGATATGACTGCCATGTATGGTTATCACGAGGATAAAATGCAACACAGTATACATTTTACACGTGAACTTGACAATGCCCTCAACATATATAATCATAGTGGACTTAGACGATCAATGATGCGAACACTCATAGATCAAAAGAAACTAGTCGATAGCATATATGATTGGAAACAGCGATCCTACCAGTGGAACGAACTGCTAATAAATTTTGCAATCAAAAATAATGGTTGACAAATAAATCAGAGTGTGTTAATATACGTTATAACTTGATGGAGTAGCACATGGCTAAAGCTAAAACAAAGACAAGATTGCCTCGCAGAGGTAAGACCCAACGTTCTATCGAAGAGGGTCATATTGGATATGAGACTACTGAGTGGTCTGATGTCCCGGCTGATGTTTATCAGAAGAAAATTACAGAGACGATGCGGCACTACGGATACTTCTATGAGAAGAAATCCTTTCAGTCTTGGATGCTTGCTTGGATGAAAGAACACATGCCAGAAAGAGTTGAAGACTTCAAAGCCGCTGAAGCTTGGAGATGTACTTCAACGATGTCCAGCTTATGCAAGATGGAACTTAATGGTTGCGTTCTGCCCGAGTCAAGTAAACAGTTTCAAATGAAACACGTTGAAGAGTTACTAGAGACTGGTAGAATAAATCGTGAAGCAAACGTTAAGTTAGATGAAAATGATGAGCCAGTAAAGCCGGTAAAGCGTAAGACTCCTCAAGAACTACTCGCAGAAAAGACTGCCGAATTCGTAGGAGAGATCGAAGGGCGTGTTGATGAGTTTACGACAGGAGAACTCGACTCTAAGTGGTCTATCTATAATGAGATGAAGAAAGTCAACACTGCGGCTCAAACGGCTAGAGATACTATCAAGTTCTATGAGCCCGTCAAAGAAGAAATGCGTGAGTTGATCGAAGACAAGACTGAGGACCTCGTTGAGGGATATAGTCACATGACAGTTCGCCAGCAAAAAGCCTTTTACAAGTTTATCTCTGATATCATCACGGACTGTGAGAAGTATATTGTCAGCAAGAAAGCGACCCGCAAGCCTCGTGCCAAAAAGCCAACGCCTGCGAGTAAGCAAGTTGCGAAGGTGCTATACCTCAAAGAATCGTCTGAATATAAGATTGCGAGTGTGCCGCCCGAACAAATTGTTGGAGCGCAAGGCATTTACCTCTTCAATACGAAGACACGTGTTATGAAGTATCTTGTATCTGATCGAAGAGACGGCTTTATAGTGAAAGGCAGTACGATTCATGGCTATGATCTAGAAGCATCAATCAAAAAGATGCTGAGAAAGCCAGAGGCAATGATAGAGACTATTGGTAAGGCTACCAAAGCGAAAGCTTTTAAAGAGTTCAGAGCCTTAAAGACCAAAGAGTCCCAAACTGATGGACGTATCAATAGAGATACCGTCATCTTAAAGATAATCAAATGACGAATGTTATCGACTTTGCAAAATATAAAGATAAGAGATCGGATGAAATATCTGATCTCCAAGATAACGTAACCGAACTCAATAAAAAGATTGCTATGAGATTTTCGATTGATGTTGCCCATGACGTAGTGTCGGCAATGTCAGAGTTGGGATTTGATGTCACTGAAAACTATGAAACTGTACTCGACATTATGGTATTGATAGAAACCATAAGAGCGTTGATACATAGATCGATAGGAGAAGACTATCATTTCCAAGCTGTATCAGAGAGAGTGTTTGCTGATTCAGAAATGGATTGCGAGACTGCTTTATTTGAATTCCTGGATGAGATGTCAGACGACCAGGATCCCGCTTAAAATTTACTTGACATACCTAATAGTTTGTGTTATATTAGTAATATCAATAATTCAAACTAGGAGAAAATTATGATACTGGTTGATCTAAACCAAGTTATGATTTCCAACATGATGATGCAGATGGGAAATCACCAGAATGCTCAGATTGATGAGAATATGCTTAGACATATGATCCTCAATTCTCTGAGATTTAATAGACAAAAGTTTCACCGAGAATTTGGTGAACTTATAATTTGTGCTGATGATAAGAATTACTGGAGACGGCAAGTATATGCGTACTACAAAGCAAATCGTAGGAAAGCACGTACCGAGTCAGAACTAGATTGGAATACAATCTTTCAGGCACTCAATAAGATTCGTGATGAACTAAAAGAGTTCTTCCCTTATAGAGTAATTCAAATTGAAACTGCTGAAGCAGATGATATCATTGGTACGATTGTTCATAAAGAGGGCGAACAACTAAACACTGGAAGTAATCCTATCTTGATTTTATCAGGAGACAAAGATTACATTCAGTTGCACAAGTACGCCAACGTGAAGCAATATGACCCGACACGTAAGCGTTGGATCTCAAACTCTAATCCAGAAAAGTATCTACACGAACACATTATCAAAGGAGATTCTGGTGATGGTGTGCCAAACATCTTATCTCCAGATAATACCTTTGTTATGAACATCAGACAACGCCCAATCACTAAGAAGAGATTGCTTGATTGGACTGATATAAATAATATGGATGATGAAGTAAAACGCAACTACTTGAGGAACAAGGCAGTGATTGATTTGGAAGAAGTTCCAGATAAAATCAAAGATCAAGTTCTAAAAGAATACTTGGCAGAAAATTCAAAAGATCGAAGCCAGTTGTTGAACTACTTCATTAAAAATAAACTAAGAAACTTAATGGAAAGCATATCGGAGTTTTAAATATGACTACACTATCATTAGCAGAAATTACTGCTGGAGTTTGCGAGTTGAAGGATACATCTGAACAAGTCGCATATTTACAAAAAAATAACAGTAAGGAGTTGCGAAACATCCTTATCTTAATGTATGACAATAAATGGAGTTTTTCAATTCCATCGTCTGCACCACCATATACGCCATCGGTTGTAAATGAATCGCATGGCATGTTATATCGTGAAGCAAGAAAATTAGCATACTTTGTCACTGAAATGAAAGAAGGAGAAAACCTTTCTCAAATTAAGAAAGAGTCCTTGTTCATTCAGATGCTTGAAACGGTAGACAAGGACGATGCAAAGCTACTTATTCAAATGCTAGAGAAGCGCCCATTTCCCGAGTTGACTGCTGATACAATCAACGAAGCTTTTGGCGAAATCATTAGCGATCCTGTGGATATGCCGCCTGCGAAAAAGAAGCGTGGACGCCCACCAAAGAAAAAAGTAGAAGAGTAATTCACCCATAAAGTCACCAGAGTACAAGTGAGACATCACCAATGGCTAAAGGTAAGAAGTTCCGTGAATGGATCGAAGAGGAGTCCTTAAAGGACGAAGACATGCGCTTTCGAAAGAAGGACTCCAAACGATACGACAAACGCAGAGCGAGTATTCAAAAGGCAAGACGCCAAAAGAATAAACAGAAAGAAAATTTTTTCAGTTAAATTTAAATAACCGCTTGACAATAGCATAAAAGTATGCTATATTAACTATAGAAATGAGGTTATAATATGAAAAAAGATGAAAAAATTATTTTAGTTGACTGTGATGGAGTTCTGGTCGACTGGCTACATAGTTTTGCTATGTGGATGGAACAACATGGATATAAGCAATTAGCTAGTCCAGATGAATGCTATGACATTCACACCACTTATGGAATTTCTAAAGAGAAGTCTAAAGAACTCGTTAAGTACTTCAATCAAAGTGCCACTATGTGTTGTCTACCTCCTCTAAGGGATTCTGTCAAATACGTTAAAAAGATCCATGAAGAACTTGGATACGTGTTTCATTGTATCACTAGTCTTAGTCTTGATAGACATGCGGGTCAATTAAGGAAATTAAATCTTGAAAATTTGTTTGGTAAAACTGCATTCGATAAGTTGGTGTGCTTAGACACTGGCGCTGATAAAGATGATGCACTGTTACCCTATCTAGATACTGGGTGTATGTGGGTTGAAGATAAGCCACAGAACGCAGAATTAGGTGCCAATATGGGTTTAAACGCTATACTGATGACCCATCCTTTCAGTAAAGACTACTCACATGAAGATGTAACTAAAGTAGACAACTGGAAAGAAATTTACGAAATGTTGGTCTGAGAGAGTGTTTGAAGTATAAATATTCATTAGATGGGTACACTATGAAGACAGCCATTGCTGTCTTTTCTTTTAATAATACTGGAGCATTTAATGCCTATATACACGTTTGAGAACACTGAAACGGGTGAGAATTTTGAGAAGATTATGAAGATGGATGAACGTGAAGTCTACCTCTCTACCAATCCCCATATCAGACAAACAATTACCAAAGCACCTGCTCTTGGTGATCCACATCGTATGGGAGTAATCAAGACTCCTGATAGTTTTAACTCACTAATGAAGAACATTCATAAAAACAATCCGGGGTCTAAAATTCAAACTAGATAACCATAAGGATGTTTCATGCCTGCACAACAACAGCAACGATTAACAAAAAGGCAAAGAAGAGTACTCAGACAACAAGGAATATTAGACCAAGATAACAATTTTTCAACAGGATTTACAGTCAGTAGTGACATTCAACCTATGACAGACAATCAAGGTCTGGCATTCAATTCTTGGGATGAAGGAGCAAATTTAATGCTTCATGGTATCGCAGGGACAGGTAAAACGTTTTTAGCACTATACTTCTCATTGACAGAAGTTATGGCAAAAAACACACACTACAAAAAAGTCTTCATTATACGATCGGTTGTACCGACTAGAGATATAGGCTTCTTGCCTGGTTCTCAGAAAGACAAGATGAAAGTATACGAAGCTCCATATTACGATATTGCATCAAAGCTATTTAAGCGAGGCGATGCCTATGAGATCCTTAAGCAAAGAAATAACGTTGAATTCATATCAACATCATTCTTACGAGGCTCTACCTTTGACGATTGTATTCTTGTAGTCGATGAAGTTCAAAATATGAGTGATCAAGAGTTGCATACAGTTATGACACGTGTTGGTGAAAATTGCAGAATTATTTTCTGTGGTGACGTAAAACAGGACGACCTTACTAGTGAACGCAAGAAAGAAATGTCAGGACTTAGATCCTTTATGGGAGTGATCAAAAAGATGAAAGAATTCGACTTCGTTGAATTTGAAGCATCCGACATTGTTCGAAGTAAACTTGTTAAGTCGTATATCATAGAACGAGATAGACAAGGACTATAAATACTGTTATGGAAAACTATAAACAAAAACTTAAAGAAATGACCGAACTCAATGCTGATGGCAATGAGAATCGAGGACGTGAGGGAGAAGAACTCATAGTTGAAGTTCGACCCGAATGCGTTGGAGAGTTAGGTCAGATGGGATGGGACTTTGGGGAAGATCAAGACTTCCCCAGTACCCGTGATCGTAAGTTAGAACGCAAACATATGTTGAGAGGGTAACATGTCAGTAGAACAACCACGTATTAGGATTTTTCAATTAGCGAACGGAAAGCGTGTTGCACATCAATTTGTGCAATCTCAAGTCGATCAATTTTTATCGGATAATGCTGGATCAACTTTAGTTCGATAATATAGTGGAAAGATGCGATGAGTGAAAAGTACTACACTGTAGGAACGCATACTGCTGAACAATGGTCTGAACTTCACTCAGAACTTATTGCAGACGGAAACGTATATCAAAGTGTGCCTTCTAGACGGGTCACGATAGTCGATGATAAGTTGCATAGTCCAACTAGAGGAAGTTACTTACTTACTCAACAGGAAGCGAACGAATTAAAGGCCGATGAACGAGTAAAGTTTATCAACCTGAGTCCAGAAAAATATCCAGATATATTTGAAATTGATCCAGATGAACTTAAGTGTGTTACGAATAATACACTGACAGACAGATGGTCTAATGCTTATAACAACTACCAGTATTGGAGTACTTCTTCTTCGAACTTTAATACCAATGAGCCCACGATCAACCGTACTAGTGCATTGTATAGAATGCAGACCAAGCAAAACCCTTGGAAGACTACCACTACAGACGAGAACGATGCGATCAGTGCTAAAGTACAGCAAGTCGGTGCGGGCGAGAATGTCGATATCATTTGCGCTGATGAGGGAACTTGGATTGCACATCCAGAATTCATCAACAGCGGAGTTACTGGTTCAGTAGATCCTACAGACTACGTTGGTGGTAATGTATTACCCGGTAACGGATACTGTGACGTACTTGATCTAGTATTAGATGCCCCTTATTATATTGATCCAGATTGGTTTAACGCAGATGCCTCTAATAGACTAACGACACGATGGGATGGAACTACTGTTCCCATCGAAAGTGTTGCTATAACTTGGTGGAGAAATAGTAGTCAGAGAAGCACTGAGTTTGCGGCGTTTGGCAATATACCAGTAAGAACAACTTATGCTAGAGATCTGGTTCACGGATCAAACACAGTCACTCCATGGATTAGAGATATTTCTGTTACGCCAGGAATTCCAGTCCCAGTAAGAAATGCTGATCACGGAACACAATGTGCCAGTCTTATCTATGGTCGCACTCATGGATGGGCATACAATGCAAACAAGTGGCATTTAAATTTATATGGAGCTTTTAGTGTAGGCTCTTTTGAAATAGGGTTTGATGTTCAAAAGGTGTTTCACCAATATAAACCAACAAATCCTCTATATAACACAAAAGACCCGACAATGAGTTCTAATAGTTGGGGACTTAGGGCAGAAAAAGAAGGTAGTCATTATTACTTTAGAAGTAATACTCCAGTCGCATATGATTCTTCAACTGTCCCCGAATTCATCAGCTGGTTGGGTGTAACGGGTGATGGTGGTCGATGGAAAAGCGAGTTATACGATAACTCTATGACAGTTGCCGGAGATGAACTTATCGAATCCGGAATTATCTTTATTGCCGCCGCTGGCAACTCCAACCAACAGCAGGTTAATCCAGATCATCCTAATTACGATAATAGAATCAGCAATAACTCTACTAACACATTTTATCAAGACCAATTTGAAGAGTTGGGTGGATACGAATCAACGGGATCGACTAATCGAAGAGGGTTTCCTCAACACATAGGTAAGACAGAGAGCCAAACTTCTCAAGGAAATACCACAGCTAAATTTCCTGCTATTCTTATTGGAGCACTAGATGATAATATGGTGCAAAATTACGACCAAGACCAAAAAGTAAATTACAGTGATTGCGGAAATGCCATTGATTTATTTGCTCCTGGTGATGGAGTATTGGCAGCCGGAAGACCCACATATCAGAATCAGATTTTCAATGGTCAACTTTTATATAATAGGCTGGGATATACGAGAGTAGATAACACATACAGCGGATTAAGTGCTGTAGAAAGATATGATTATTATGGTCCAGCGGCAGCGAATAGAACAATTGGTGAAGACGGGCAAGCAATGCTCGGAGAAACTGAATTCAATAAAACTTTTAGTACAGCTACAGATATTAGATTTAGTGGTACGAGTGCGGCTTGTCCTATCGCTTGTGGATTTTTGGCACTCGTAATGCAGTATAACAGAGGTTGGGACTATGAAGATTTGCGTAGCTGGATTCAAAATAATGTACAAACTCAGCCGACTGCCGATATGTATGAGGGCACCGAGTTAACGACCGCTAACGCAAACTGGTCAGGCGATTACAACGCACTGCAAGGAGCTGAAAGACGCATATTGTATCAAGCGACTATTCCCGTCAGTACAGCATTTCCTACTAGTGCGCCAGCAGACGTGGTTGGACCAGTAATTACTATTGTCGGAGACAATCCAGCCACTGTGGAATTAGGCGCAACATATACCGATGCGGGAGCAACAGCACTTGATGCAGTTGACGGCAGTGTATCAGTAACTTCCTCTGGAACTGTTGATACGTCAACAGTCGGTGCGTACACTATTACATATACCGCAACAGATGCCGCAGGTAACACGACAACTTCAACTAGAACGGTCAACGTTGTTGATACCACTGCACCGATAATCGATTCAAGTAATATCGTTTCTTCAGTTAACGAAGGCATCACTTCATTAGGAACTGTTAGTGCAAACGAAACAGTTACTTGGTCCATTTCAGGATCTGGAGTATCAATCAGCACCTCAGGAGTTGTCACATTAGATAGTCCAGCAGATTATGAAACTGCAACGTCCCATAGCTTTGTAATTACCGCAACAGATGGTGCAGGAAATGCATCAAGCACATCATCGATCTCTGTATCAGTGGTTGATTCAGATGATGACGGCAGTGGAGATACTTATGATGGTCCACTTGTTATAAATGTGATATTAGGAACAACAGTTAGTACCGCAACTGAAGAAGCTGGAGATGCATTCTTCGGTGGAAATACACAATCTGGTGAAGTTATAAACAGATTGCCTCCAGTTTATGCCAATGACGGATACTCTGTATCTATCAGCTTTGAGGCACTAGGAGCTGCCAGCGAAACTTGGACAGTCGATAGCATTACAGCTACAGCGAATACATCTTTTAATTATAGTATTTCTTCGCCTCAAGCAACTATAACTCAGCAAAATGATCCTTACTCTACAGATTGGACATGCTTGATGGAAGATTACTCTACGCAGATTTTTCCATCTGAGATAGATGCCGCAGCCGCAAGCGATCCAGCTTTACTCGAACTTATATCTTTGACGATACCAGATCCAGTCGTAAACGAAGAAACTCATAGTTTTACTATTAATGTGTCTGAATCTGGTGGTGCTAGTGAAAGCAGATCAATTGATATTGACCAGGCGAAGCACTTTGACGCAACAAGTTTTATAAGTAAAGTACAATCGATTACATAGGAGAAACTTAATGCCAATGGCAGCCAGAAATTTAGACCCAATTTTAACAGGACATCCATGCGATGCTTCGTCTACTATTGTTGCGACTTTAGCAACTGGTAAGGTTATCATTCAAGGTCAGCCTGCGGCAGTTACTGGCGATGCTATCGCTCCTCATACAATTCTATCTGGTTCTAGTTGCGTACCTCACCCCGCAGTTACTGGAGTTGGATCAACTAAAGTCCGACTTGGACCAGCATTACTACCTGCGAATAGAGTGGGAGATCCTGCTGATTTGGGAGTAATCATAGGCGGATCATCAAAAGTTATCATAGGAGGATAAAGTGTCTGATCAAAATGCTGAATTAATATACCAGCAGATAATACAAGAGCAACAAGGAGAACCAAAAGTTAAAGATGATCGGCAAAAAGCCGAAGATCACTTTGTTAACTTTTTGGGATACAATAGAGCAGACGCTAAAACACTCGCAAGCAGATTTATTGATAAGTATGAAAAAGGCTCTTAGTCTATGCTTTATACTATTACTGGGGTTTTCATCTAACTCTCAGGCGGAATTTAGACATTTTAATGAGTGGACCAAAAAAGAAAAGGGTGTGTTTCTTGCTTACACCACTGTCGCTTGGATAGATCATAGGCAGACACAATGGGCACTAGATCATCCGTGTGAGTGCTATAGAGAAAGCAACACGCTCATATACGGATCAGACCCAAGCAGAGATAAATCTTTAATTATTAATGCCATAGCACTATCAGCAGTCTACTGGGCAGTCGGAACTTTTGAACCAGATACCTCTGTTCCCGTTTTAGGAACTGCGGCATTAGTCAGATTTGGTGTGGTTATCAGCAATGATAACATCGGTGCCAGCTGGCAAGTTGCATTTTAATTAAAAAAGACTTGACATTTGGATCTACCTGTAGTAGAATGGTAGTTCAATAGAGAGGTATTTTATGTTTACACACGTTGATCATGGTCACGTCTTCGAAGAGCTATCTGCGGAGCTTACAGATATAGGTAGATTGTACACCACTCCAAGTGGTATGGTTCTCCCGTCTGTGACTACTGTTCTAGGTGTACAAGACAAATCTGGTCTTGACGCTTGGAGAAAAAGAGTAGGTGACGCAGAAGCGAACAGAGTCATGAACCAAGCCGCTGTGCGAGGTACTGCTGTTCACCAACTTGCTGAAGACTATGTGAATAATAAAGAAGATTGGAAAGCTGGCGCAATGCCCGCTAATCTGTTCACTTTTAATACCATCAAGCCACTTCTCGATGAAAGACTAGATAATGTCTGGATTCAAGAAGCGCCTTTGTACAGTGAACGGCTCTCTGTTGCTGGTCGTGTAGACTGCATTGCTGAATGGGATGGTCAATTGTCGATTATCGACTACAAGACATCTCGGCGTCCAAAAAAGGTCGAGTATGTCGAAGGATACTTCATTCAGGAATCAGTCTATGCGGCTATGTTCTTTGAGAGAACTGGCGTACCGATCAAGCAGATCGTGACAGTCATTGCAGTGGACGATAACGACCCACAAGTGTTCATTGAAAAGCCAATGAACCATCTACATAAGTTTATCGAACTTAGAAAAAAATACAAATCCATACATAATATTTAAAAAAGTGGTTGACATTCTGGCTTAACCTGTTATCATATAATTCTAGCTTGTTTAGAGGTATAATATGACGATAGCAATGAAAGAAAAATTCTTCGCAGAGGGAAACGTTCTTCCTCAGTGTGTGAATCCAGGCTGTACACGTAACGTACAGGTACGTGCGTGGGCTAACTGGTCGTTCAAGACCGAGTGCGGTACTTGCTACAAGGCACGTGTTACCGGCAAATTCGGTAAAGCAATGGAAGGCATCACTATTCACAAGAAGCAATATTGCGAGAACGTTGATGGTCATCTTGGATGGAAATGTCCTGTTGATCAAAAAGCGTGGCGTAAATTAGATATGCTGAATGCGCTAGACCTAGAGCATTATGACGGTAACCACGACAACAACGATCCAGATAACGTTAAGACGATCTGCAAGTTGTGTCACGGTAAGAAGTCTATGATCTTCAACGACTTCAGCAATCAGAAATCATCAGCCAGATTCTTCAGTGGGAGATAATATGATTAGTGTATTAAAAGAAACGACTGACTGGGATATGCCTAAGGGCGAGTATCATGTCGATCAGAATGGTCATCTAGTGGCGTATCAAGCACCAGAAGCAGAATTGAAAGTATTCAGTAAGCCAATGAAGCTGTTTTCTAAGTCCAGAAGAAAGTTCAAAAAAGTTAGAGAATATGCAAATTAATGGTTGACATTGCCAAAGAACCTGCTATTATATAATAGTAAATGGAGATAATTATGGATCAAAAAACAATACAAAAAATAATCGATCTTTGGCAAGAGTACCAAGCAATCATGGCAAATGCATGGCCTGGTGATGAATACGAAATTTTAGCTAAGATCGAGGAACTCGGTGGGCTACATATGGAGGACTATGCGAATGGCTGATGCAGTTGAAATGCTTGAAGTGTTGAAAGAAGACTATCTTGGAATGCAATACAAGGTAGAGTTTGACAAGTACATGCTGTCTGGCATTGCTGAGGGTCTTACGCTGACCGAAACGATGCGTTTTGTAGATTGGGAAGATGCTTGTGATTGGGCAGGCAAAGTAACCATGAATACCAAGTGTAACTATGTTGTGCTTGAGATGCGTGGTCCAAATGGTGAAAAGGAGAACTTTTAATGAAACTCGTAATCCAAACTCAACACCGTGAAAATTATGGCGCCCATGATTGGGACGGGAAGGGCGAATGTCCTCAGTACTGGAAGTTCAAGGGTGGCGAGACCTATGTGTTTCCCAACGTTAATCCTAACGATGTGGCTCGCATCCGTGAGTCTGGTATTCCAACTCTGACTAGTCTCATTGAGACTAAGGACGAAGGTTGGGAAGAGTATATTCTCGACTGGTCGTTTGAGGACGATGACGCAGTTGTATGTGAGGAGTGGGAGTCTCCTTGGGTTCTGGAATACTCAGAGGGCAACTGGGTTGCAAAGCGCCACACTGAGCGTGATGAGTATTGGAAGATCGATGTGATGGCAAAGTATGAGTCTTATACTCTAGCTCCCAATGGCGAGAGGGTTAACTACTCGCAAAAGTTTAAAATGTCTACGGGCAAGATGTTGACCTATGGCGAATACTGCGCCTCTTTGAAAGAGGTGGCATAATGTTTGATTGGCAAATTATTCAAGACGAAGAGCGGCGTGTACATCCTCACACTGCTCAAGGTGAACAATCTGTTATGGTTCAGTCCGACATGAAGGCATGGGGACTCAAAACGGGCATGTGGCCTGCTGACCATTACAGCCGTATTATCGATGGACATGCAGAAGCACGTGGTTGGAAACAGCATGGATTAACTGGCATGGAGATAGTGGGATGAGATGGATAGGCTGGATATTTTCCACAATAGCGTTTCTCTTTAACGCAGTGATGTATCTGGTCGTTATGTTTTTACTGCTTGGCGTAATTTTAGCGTTGACAGGACTGGTTTAATGTTGTATAATGGAGAGATATAAAAATGTGGATAGCAAAACCGAATCTGAATAATAATATCGGTATCAAAGAATTCGATACTGCAAAAGAAGGCGCAGAGTACCTTGAAGAGTACACTGGTATCGAAATGGCTTACGACCGCAATCGTAAGACTAAGGAGATCACCTATGACTGGGAGATCATTGGCAAACTTTGGGAAGTGAAAGGAGAATTATGTACTATTTGAAATTTACCAAAGCAAATGGCTGGACGTCACTTTACGAGATGTTCACTAAAGAACAAGTAAACTGGCTAAAAACAGCCCTAGTAGGCGAAGGCATTGATGAAGACCAAATCGAAATTGGTGAAATGGCCTCATGAATATCTTCGTGCTAGAAGATTGTCCCGTGAAAGCGGCAGAAGTACAATGTGACAAACACGTTGTTAAGATGGTCGTGGAGAGTGGTCAAATGCTCTCCACGGCTCATCGTATGCTTGACGGTGATCTTGAAGTGTACATAAATGCAAAAGGTCGAAAGGCTAGACGTTACAATCTAAATGATTGGCGCCAGCAAGTACTATATAAAGCAGTACACTATCATCATCCTTGTACCGTCTGGACTATGGAATCTAGCGAGAACTACAATTGGCATTGGAAGCATCTAGAGGCTTTATGTGCAGAGTATCGATTCAGATACGGAAAGGTACATAAGACTGAAGAGACGATTTTACATGCACTTAAATCTTTGCCTAAGAATATTCCTATTGGTAAGATGACGAACTTTAAACTTGCTATGGGAAGCAATCCAGAATGTATGGATGAAAATGATATTGTGGGGTCATACAGATCCTTCTATCACACGAAACAATCACGTTTCAAAATGAGATGGACGGGTAGACCTGTCCCAAATTGGTTTACTTATCAGGAGAATGCGAAATGAAATATTATAGACTGGAACCGACTTACAAAAAGTCGCTCGTTGAATTTTATACCTTTACTCGACCTCTGAGTGATCTTAAGGAAGATCATGGTCTTCATGAAGACGCAAAGGCATACTTAGTTAAAGAGATTGGTTGGCGATGGGGAGACTTCACTGTCGAGGTGCCCGAAACTGACGAAGAAATTGCTGAGTGGTTAGAGTTCAAGGACGAAGGTCAATATGAAACATTCTATGATCTTGCAGTTGACTACGGTCTGACTGAAACAGACGAAGAGACTGGAGAAGAAGTCTTGCCATCAGATCGAAGCGTAGTCGAATTGATTGAAGGAATGCTATTGCCTGATCTGGATGATGATTACATTATGATCAGCGAGGATTATCCTGATGCTCAAATGAATTCTACTTGGGATGGATGTTGGGAAGACTGGAGTATCAGAACTGGTTGGACAGAAGACGCACCGGTGTTAGATGATGTCGATGAACTAATCGAAGAGGTCGATGAAGCATACGCCGAAGAATACGAAGACGGTGTAGAGGCACTTGGTTGGACATTCGAAACCTGCGAATACGAAATGCACTGTAAGCCCATGATCACTCCTATTGATGAAAATGGTGAAGAGATCGGTGAACCAATGATGTCAGAGGAATAATCATGGAATGGGTATTAGTATACATCACTCTCACTTTTCATGGTCATCCAATAGTAGAGGAACTCGGTCGATACGATTCAATGGCTGAATGCTTTAAGGCTAGAGAGTACAAATCTTTAGAATTGGGAAGTGAGTCGGGTTACTTTCCTGTAGGATCTCAGGCTGTGTGCGTGTCAAATCTAAAGGAAATTCATTAATGAATTTAGACATGTTCGGAAATCCTGTGGGAACAAAATACCCAGGAGAAGATGGTTGTCCCGAAGGCATGATGTGTATTCCTGAACAGGACTTTCGCTCAATGCTTACGGATAATGACATGCAATACACTGCGGAAGGAACGATTGAACCTGCACAAGGCGATGCAGAAGCAATCATCGACTTCACAAAGGATTTGCTGTTTTTAGATATCAGCGTAATCCTTAACATGGCTGTACCTCTCACTATATTTGCTATATATGGCTTAACTATCTACGCAGGAGTGAAATTCATACAAAAAAAGTTCTCCTAAACCAAAAATAATGGTTGACTTACTGGTGGATCCTGTTATTATATAATCTGAACTAGCGAAAAGGACAGATCATATGGAACTCCAAGTCATTGAAATCCCAAACATTCATGAGTTTGTCGGTAGCATTCCTGCCGGTAAAAGTCTTACTGTCTATGAAAAGGGTACTGACCCATTAGACGGCTATGTCTTGTATGGTTTTGATGAAATCGGCATGTTTGATGCTGAGTTCAAAGCACCAGCCTATTGTTTTTGTTAAAAAAGTGAAAATAATGGTTGACATTCTGGTGGATCCTGTTAGGATATACATATAGTCAAGGAGAAAGTGATGTTTTCACAAAAATCAGTTCTAGCCCGCTTACTCGCTAATGAGAATATTAGCGTCCAGCAGGGCAATTTTAAGACTGCCTTCTTTGATGTCGAGAATCGTGTTCTCGGTCTTCCTCTCTGGAAAGAGATGTCGGCTGATGTTTATGATCTTCTCGTAGGTCATGAAGTCGGTCACGCATTATACACACCTTCTGTCGATAAGATCCAGATCAAAGGTGTTCCCTTCGCATACGTTAACGTGATTGAAGATATTCGGATTGAGAAGAAAGTTCTCTCCAAGTATCCTGGTCTTGTTAACAATTTCAAGCGTGGGTATAAAGAGTTAGTCGAGATGAATATCTTCGGCACCAAAGAGAAGGACATTAATGAGATGTCTTTCATGGATCGTCTTAACATCAAAGCCAAAGGTCGTGATCTGGTCGATGTGGAGTTCTCTGAGGAAGAGCAACCCTATGTCGATATGGCTATGAAGGTCGAGACATTCGAAGATGTTGAGAAAGTTTGCCGTGAGCTGGTTGCTTGGATCGGCGAGAAGTCTGAAGATCAGCAAGAGCAAGAGTCAGCGATGACTGCCGAGCAAATGCAGGATCTCATTGATCAACTTAAAGATGAAGACCAGACACCACCTCAAAGTGGTGAAGGTGAGTCAGAAGAATCTGATGAGAATGGTGAGGAGTCTAGCGACTCATCCAGCGACTCAGAAGATGGCGAAGGTGAGGAGTCTAGCGACTCATCCAGCGACTCAGAAGAGGGAGATGAAGAGGGCGAAGAAAGTTCTTCTAGCGCCCAAGACACTCCAGCTACCGATGAGTTAGAGTCCGATGATGGCGAAAAGTCTATCGCTGGCAAAGGGGCTGACGGTGTGCCAGAGGGACTTCCTGAAGTTGAGACTGAGAATGCTCAATCTCAAAACATGGAAACGCTTGTCGATAACATCGGCAAAGTTTACGTGCAGGGAATGCCACGTGCGGTTTTCGAAATCCTTCGTAACGATTACAAGACAATTTTGGCTGAGCGAGTAAAGCATGACCAAAAGCTGGTTGAACTGGGTTACGAATTTGATGAGAATCCCGTTGCGTTTTCTACTTTCATGGCTGAGACCAAGCAAGTGGTTAATCTCATGGCTAAAGAATTTGAGATGCGTAAGGCTGCCTATCGTTCAGTTCGAGCCCGTACTTCGACTAAGGGTTCGCTTGATGTGAACAAGCTTCACTCTTACAAGTATGACGACCAGTTGTTCAAGCAGGTCACTACTCTTGCCGACGGTAAGAATCATGGAATGATCATGCTGGTTGATTACTCTGGATCAATGTATCATCGTTTGCCTGCGGTAATTCGCCAGACGATTGCTCTGGTTCAGTTCTGCAAGCGAGTGAACATTCCCTTTGAAGTTTACAGTTTCACTTCTACACGTGGTAGCGTTGATCGAGATGCACTAAAAGCCGCTTCTAGCAACTTGACCCGATTCGAGTATGATGAACTGGTGTTGAACCAGCTATTCACCAACAAGATGGGCAAGCGTGATTATGATGAGGCACTGAAGGGCTTCTATGATTCAATCATGAAAGTTCGTTACCTGAACCGATATGAGGCACTGGGAAGCACTCCTTTGAACTCTGCTCTTCTAGCCTGTGAGCATATCATCAAAGATTTTCGAAAGAACAATCCAGTTCATAAACTGAACCTGATTACTCTGACTGATGGTCACTCAGATGCCGCTAGTATGGTTTACGGGGCTGATTATGATCCATATAATTCAGCCGGTCAACGTCAACGTCAGCTAATTATTCCAGTGAACGGAAAGAATGTCACTCTTGAATATGGGTGGGGTCGATACCGTGAGCAAACTGCCGCACTTCTGAAAGCGATTTCTGGCAATGATATCACCACTGCAAACTTCTTTATCTGTGACCGTCGTGATTTTCGATCTGAACAGTATGCAATACTTGCTTGGGATCACGCCGCTCAAAAGAAAGCAAAAAGTGATATGTCAAAGAACGGTGTTTGGATTGTCGAGAACGACTCAGGTTATGATCGCCGATTCATTATGCTGGACAAGTCTGCTTCTATGTCAGGTGAGACTGATGAACTTGAAATTGACTCAAGTGCAACCCCAGCCCAGATCGCCCGTGCCTTCAAAAAGCACAGTGGATCTAAGAAAGGCAACCGAGTTGTTACTCAGAAATTTGCAGAATTAGTTGCCTAAAATTGAAATTAGGGGTTGACTTACGGGTCAATCCTGCTAAAATATAATCTGAAATTGAGTTAAACCTTTGGAGATGAAAATGCAAAAAGTTCAGGAAAAAATGCAAGCGATCAGTGCCGCTCAGAATGCCTTCGCTACTATAGAAAGTATTCGACCAGGTGCAATACCTCAAGAAACTAAGGTGCTGTTAGCCGAACTGAAAGTCGATCTAATGGATATACAAGATGCCCAAGAAGAGCAAAACTCTTCTGGTCCGTTTGGAGAAATGAACAATTTAGTTGAAAATTTCTTTGAAAATAATGCATTTAAAGGTTGACATTGTGGTCCAACCTGCTATACTACTTGTATAGATTGAGATAAACCAAGTGACTGGAGACTATATTATGATGAATTTATCCGAAACCCAAGCCAATCTTCTTGACTCGTTTGTAGCGGCTCACGAAGGTAAGGCTTCTTTTGAGCGCCAAGAGATGTTTACTTTTGCCGAAGAGAATGGCTTTAGTGGCTCTGCCGCTTACACTCTCATGAAACAACTCCCTCGCATCGGTCGTGGTATTTACCAGATGATCGGCTCGGGAAATGTTGTTCCCATGACACCCCAAGTATCGCCGCAAGCGATACCTCAGCAACCCGCACCAGCCGCACCTGTTGCCGCTGTCGGTAAAGTGCAGTCTACCTCTTCTGAGGAAGTCTACGTGCCTAGTGCTGATTCTACGTTTGTGAAGTGGGGTTATTTCACTGACGTTAAGAAGATCATTCAAAGCCAGCTGTTCTATCCCATGTACGTTGCCGGTCTCTCTGGTAACGGTAAGACGATGATGATCGAACAAGCCTGCGCTACCCTCAAGCGTGAATACGTCCGTGTTCAGATTACGCCTGAGACTGATGAGGATGATCTGATCGGTGGATTCCGCTTGCTG